ATTTACAGTACCAAGTGACAGTGGTGCTGCATAAGTGCCGATGTTTCTCAGCTTAATATTGGAGCAACCTGCAGCAGCAATACTTAACAAGGCTGTGTATGGTTGTGCATTCGTAATGGGCATCGTAAGTCCACTAAATGTCATGCCGTTACAGTTAGTAGCTACTTGCCACACATACATAACATATGTTGTGACTGTCGTACCTGATACACAGTCTATGTAGACAGTGTCGTTAACACTGCAGTTTGTGCAAGTTACAAAGTTAAGTGCTCCTTGAACAAGGTAAGGCCTTGTCCACAGGCAATTAACTGCACGTGTAATGGTCGAAGCAAATGCAGAAGCATTTGCTCGAATAACTGCTTGAAAATATACCTGATCTACAAAAGTAAACCCAGCTATATCAGTCAAAAGCTCTGTAGTGACAGCAGTTGCATTAGTGCCTTTTGCCCAGTTACACTCGGTAAAAGTACCACCTGCAAAACACAAACTCATCGTAAATGCTGTAGTAACAAGCTCAGTTGTCGGCTTTTTACCGATACCTACTCGAATCCAAGTCATTGGGCTGGCGACTTCAGACACTGTAATAGCGTCTATAGTGTTAACTTCAGTCAAAGTTACCGAGTAAGGCTGCGCAAAACTTAGGTACCAAGCGAGAGATACCTTAGACATGACAACAACTCCACCCCCTGTAGTGGTGAAGTCGTACCTAGTGGCCAAAGTAGCATTTGGTATGACATTAGCTGTACGTGCAGCCGTAGTATTGTTCTCAAAAAAGACATTACCGATGACCACACGCAAGCCTGAAACTGGCGTGTAGCCGTTGGTGGCCGCGCCTGAGTTTCCAAGCCTCACAAGGCCCGTAGCGTCTACCCAGCACACCTTCCCACGTGCAGCTTCAGTGCCGGTAGTCGTAGACAAACCTGCATTGGGGTAGAAATCAAAGGTGCCGGAAGCTACACTCTTCTCAATATAGACCCCACCACAATACCTTGCAGCCCCGTTGTTAGGTATCTGCAAGGTTTGATTACTCACACCAGTAGTGTTACCTAGCTCAAACCAAGCCCCCAAGGCCGAGAATGTACCAAGTCTATTGGCAACAATAGTAGAAGCTTCATCACCATTAACCTCGATGAAGCCTACAATAGAGGCACCAGAGATAGTGAATGTGTACCCAGCTTGGGTAAATGCACCTGAAGTTGGGAATGCTACAGAATTCCACTCAGTGACCTTTATCCAGCCAGTAGCAACACCAGTTAACACAGGTGCTGCAGTGAGCGCAGAGTAGATACCTACAACTTTACCAGTACCAGAACCACAAGTAATCAAGGTGCCTGCTGTAATGGTCCCAGAGCCTCCGGTAAAGGGTATCATTCGCACGTAGCGACCATCTACTGTTACGTTACCGCCTTTAGTAGCATTAATAGTTATAGAGCCTAGCGCAGTACTGGTAGTACCACCTAATCCATACCTTGAGTCCTGATCAATCGTCAGGTTAAAACCGTTAGTGTCAAAAGTATCTCCACCTGCACGTGCAGTGGCCACACCAAATATAGCGGCGTTACCAATATCTCGCAGGGTACCAGACCCTGTCATTACGTATGCTACCATTTTGTAAGTATCTCGTTAATGCGACCCATAGCCAAAATGCCTTGAGATTGAAAGTAACCTAAAGCTCCCATAACCCTTGGGTCATCTAGCCTAATCTCTGTAGCTATAGCCAACTGCTCGCTAATATCAAAAGCAATCGGGTCTACTTTCTCAAGTGTTCGTATACCTATACGCTCAGCCATAGTCAACCTATTCATGAACTCTAGCTTGGTCAAGGCATAGTAAGGCTTGTGGTAGAAGTCTAGCATCGAAGGGTTCCAAGCTACCCTATCAAGGTTTGGCATGTCTCCGCTTCTAGTCTCGACTATGAAGTCATCACTAAAAGCTGGGGGAGCATTCTCATCTAGATAGACAAGTTGACCATTAGCCTTGAAGTAAACTAGAGAGTAAGTCATGGGAACCTTATAGTTCTAGCCTCGGAGATAACCTTGAATTCATCGTTAGTGCTGGAGATGGTGCCCCCAAAACTAACTACCACAAGTGCTAGATTATCGAGTGTTACATCGAAAATCATGCACCCATCTGCTGAAATTGTAGCATAGGGCCAGATAACATCGCCCGGAAAATCCAGATATGCAACATGACCCTCTAACCCATACTCTGGCTGAGGCAGCAATTTAGCCTCATAACCACCACCTTGCACCTCATCTACTGGTGTATACACCTTAGTAGACGTGTCAAATTTAGCAGCAGAGGTGTACAATGCCATCTTAAACTTATGCTCAGGCTTAACCAAGCCCTTTAATAGAGCAAGTCGTCCTGCATTTGTGACACAGGAAGTTATCATTCCTTAGTCTCCTCTACCGTCTGCGCCTTTAACAACACGTATAGTACGGCTAGGCTTAGCATCATTCTGCGCAAGCGTCAAGTGCAACTCTGTAGGCGCAACAGTAACCTCAACTGGCCGGTTAGCATTCTTAGCTATACCATAAGCCATATCCTGCACAGTATCAAGTGCAGCTTTATGAGCAGCAGCTAAGTTATCCAACTGGCTAGTGTCTACTTCAGCCTTAGTAGCACTTTTAGGCTGAGTTGGGGTAGCTGGCGCACCCTTAAGCCCTGAAGTGCCCGAGGCCGCTGTGCCGGTCTGTGCGGCCACCGGTGCCTGCGGTGACTTGAACATCGTGCCAGACAGCGGTTTGAATGCCTTGCTGGGCAGGTTGCCAGTCAGGGCAATGCTAGCCTCTTCGTCAGAGATAAAACCAAGGCTCAGAAGCTCAAGAACTCGTGATTGCTCCATAGCCTTATAAGCCTCTAACTCTGAATCTGGCCGCAAATCCAGCTTTTTGTACTTAAATTCCACATACATATCCTGACCCATAAGCCGGATAGCCATAGTCAAAGCTTTAGAGTAAAACTCATTAAGTTTAACCCTGACCATGTTAGCAGACTTAAGAAACAGTAAACTTTCTGCAGAACTTGCACTAGAAGTAGTACCGTGGCCAATAACCACAGGCAAAGTCTTAATACCAGCCTGCAACTTACTATTCAAGACACCTTGCATCTTCTCAATAATAGCGCTAGGGTCTACACCAGCATCCATAATAGAGTAAGTAACTTCACTGAACGAAATCAAAGCATCTTCTGGGGCTGCGTTATTAACCACGTTCTGAACAGCGCTAATCAAGGCCTGTTTATAAGCAGTGAACTTAACCCCATCATTCAAAATGTCAGGCGGCGTAAACTTCTTGACCAACTCTGAATCAATAGTAGCCATCAGGCGGGGAATAATAGCCCTCTTCAACGCCCGTCTAACATCATTGTTAAAATCAAGGTCCGTCAAAATAGGTTGGACAGAAGCCTCAAGGGGGCTACCTGAGTAAGCATCAAGCAGGTCTTGATCTAGCGCAACGTAGATAAATGTCGGAGAATCTAACTCAATCTCAACACCGCCCATAACCTGCACAGGCCGTACACTCTTATCCTCATCATACCACTTAAGCGTAGTGACAGAGATAGGATTAAGGCTAGAAGGAACCCTGCCCTTATCAAGTGCAACTTCCCCTGCCATAGCCCCGTAACAAAGCAACTGCTTACCCAAACTCTCGGACAAACTCTGCACACTTAACTGAGCGTTATATGTACCATCAGGGTTGCCCAAGTAAGTCAATCTACGCAGCAATTCATGAGCAAGTGCGGTAGCCTCTGGGTTAATAAGCCCATCCATATCCCGCGCAATAACTGTATACTCTTCTGGAATACCAGCACGTAGCGTCGCATAGATAGACGCACTCAAGTCTGGTGACGAATATGAAAGAGTACGTACGGCATCAAACGTATCCTTGGAGTTACGAACCCCAAGTCTGTCTGCAGTAAGCAAACCTCTATCAACTTGACGAAGCCTAGCTGTAGTACCGCCTACAATAGTCCGATGCGCAGGCTCTGCCAATGCCCCTTTACCACCCTTTGGCATAGGAACACTAGGCAGAGTCGCGGCAGTCCAAGCAGCACTCACACGGTCAAATATACTCATAAAATCACCCTAAATTCAAGCGTAGCTTGAATTCTACGCCCTAAACCATAGGCAGCGCCACTTGTTTCGTCTGAAAACTATGGACAAGTGGGATTTGTCCGTAATCTGCATAGCCAGAAGCGGTCCCGCGCAGCGAAATAGCAAGGTAAAGATAGAGCAATGAGTGGTGATAGTGATCAAGTCCATCAGTCTTTTTCCACGCATAGTGCATATTCTGCTGCTTATCAAACTGCTGAACACGCTTCATAGATAGCATATGCTGAATAAATTCATCATCTACGTCACGAATAACAAGGTTATTCCGCTTAAATTCAGCCATTAAACTGTCAAGTGCCACTTCTCTATTGACCATAAGAGCCCGGACGTTTAACTTACCCATCTCAGCATTCTCTTCTTGGTCACGCACAGAAAAGTTCTCTGTAGACTTCTTCGTGACGTACATAGCGCCGTATGCATTAGGGTCAAAGTTAGTAATACGTGACACAATATCCGTATAAGGGAACATATCGTGCACAGATATGAGA